AGTTGAGTTAACTCAAGCGGCACAGAACACTGTTACAGATTTATGCAGTAAAGCGGATGAGCACATACAAAACCTAATGCTGCCAATTGAGCAACGTGAGTCATGGGTTGCCTATAAAACGGCTGTGCAAAATGTTTTAAATCAATCAAACGCTCCGTTTAAACTTGTCTGGCCCCGTAACCCAAACATTTTGTTTGAGATGCCCACTGCTGTTGTTGAACTGTAAAGGGTAGAGATGTACAACGATCTAGGATATTTTGGAAACATTTGGGTTCGCCAAAGCACTTTGGTAAACGCAGGGGATACAGCGGGCGGGCATAAGCACCACTTTGACCACGTTACCCTTTTAACTAGCGGGAAAGTCAGCGTTGAGGTGGAGGGCAAAGAACCCAAGGAATTTACTGCGCCAACATTTCTGGTCATGCGTAAAGAGTTAAAACACAAAATTACTGCGCTTGCGCCAAACACTGCGTACTACTGCGTGTTTGCTTTACGGGATTTAGATGGCGAAGTTATTGGCGATGTGTATGGCGCACACAATGACCCTAATCCTTTGTCTGCTGCGGCGGTTGTTGAAGACGAAGAAGCCCGCGCAATAATTGACAATATTTAGCCATGAAAGATTGGGCTGAAGCATTCATTGCCGCAGCCTGTATGGTGGCCTTTGTAATTTTTGGTACGTACATGATTGCATGGAGTTTGAGTTGATATGGAACTTGAGTATTACACCAAGATTATTGGCGCAGTAACTGCCTCAACTGCCATGATTGGTGGGGGCTATACGCTTGCCGACAAGTTTGGTGTGTTCCATAAGGACATTCTCAAGTGGGCACCAGAGCACTTCCAAATATCTGATGCGCCTGCAAACGGCGAGTTTAAAGCTGTAGTGGCTCGGCAAAAGATCAGGGACGATTGCGAAGTTATCTCGTTTAAACTAGAAGTGCGGGATTCTGAGTTGGTTGTGCACCCAGCCAAGCCTAGCATTGCAACGTTTTCAGGCCCAGCCAGCGACACAGTGGATAAGTTTGGGTACAAGTTCAAGCTTGACACTACTTCACAAGTAACGCCCGGCGTTGCTACCTTGATGGCGCACATAAAATACAAGTGCCCAGAGGGTGAAGTCATTGTGAACTATCCATCACATAAGAATCTAATGTTTACGATAAAGGAATCAAATGTTTGAAGTTCTAGGCGGTGGTATTTTGGGCGGGGTCTTTGGCGGTATCTTCCGTCTGGCCCCTGAAGTCTTGAAATTCTTTGACAAGAAGAACGAACGCCTGCATGAGATGGCTATGTTTAGCCGTCAGTGCGAGTTGGAGCAAATTCGTGGTCAGCAGAAGTTAGCCGAGATTGGCGCTCAAAGAGAAGCTGCAATTGACGTTGGTGTCATGGATGCCTTTAATGCTGCAATCAATCAGCAAGCTGAGATGGTCAAAGCTGCGGGTGGTTGGGCGGCTAGTCTGTCTGCATCTGTGCGTCCGGTCGTTACATATTGGATATTGTTTATCTGGTCTTTTGTGCACGTTTGGTTTGCATGGAACGCATGGCTTGCCGGTGCGCCAGCAGTAGAAGTATTTAAGACCATGATGTCGCCTGATTTCTCAGCTTTGCTGTCTGGGACTATCAACTATTGGTTCCTCGATAGAACTCTAAAACAGCGCGGAATATGAACCTAGACCTAGCCGCTGAACTGTGCCGCCGGTTTGAAGGCTATCGGGCCAAGCCGTACCTGTGTCCAGCTAATGTGGCTACGATTGGGTATGGCTCTACTTACTACGCTGATGGGCGCAAGGTAACATTGGAAGACCCGCCAATGGATGAGCCGACAGCCAGAGCATTGTTGATGGCGGAGCTTCTGCACACATACGCACCCGGTGCGGTTAGGCATTGCCCAAACCTGTTGGTGATTGCAGCCCAAGGTGATCCAAGGAAGCTAAACGCCATCGTAGATTTTTGTTACAACTTGGGCATTGGGCGCTTGCAGACTTCCACGTTAAAGAGGAAAATCAACGCCAATGATTGGGAAGGGGCAAAAGAACAACTGATGCTCTGGACTAGAGGTGGCGGCAAGGTATTGCCGGGCTTATTAAAACGCCGCACGGCTGAGTGCGCCTTACTGGATTGACCGATGCCATTACAAAAAATTCTGTTTAAGCCTGGCGTCAACCGGGAGAACACACGCTACACAACTGAAGGCGGTTGGTACGAGTGCGACAAGATCCGTTTCCGTCAAGGCAACCCAGAAGCTATTGGTGGCTGGACTCGTGTTTCATCAAACACTTTTAATGGTGTATGCCGGTCTCTCTGGAACTGGATTACGCTTAGCGGCGCTAACCTGATGGGTGTTGGCACTAACACAAAGTTTTATATCGAGAGCGGCGGCTACTACTACGACATCACTCCGCTTCGTACAACAGTCACAATCAACAACAATCCATTTGCGCTAACCGCTTCAACCACGGTTACTGTTACTGATACTGCGCATGGTGCGACTACTGGCTCCTTTGTGACTTTTAGCGGCGCAGTAGATATTGGCAGCGCAGGTACAAACGTCACTGCTGCGGTACTTAATCAAGAGTTTCAACTCACGGTTATTGACGCCAATACATACACTATTACAATTTCTGTAGTGCCTAACGCTACAGCTATTGCAGGCTCTCCAGGCGGCGGCGCTTCTGTTGTAGCCGCATACCAACTTAATGCTGGGCCTGAGTTTCAACTCCCACTGGTTGGCTGGGGCGCTGGCGCTTGGGGCGCGGGTCCTTGGGGTGTTGGCACTCCCGATACTCTGTCGCTACAGATATGGAACCAGATTAACTACGGGCAAAACTTATTGTTTGGTCCCCGTGGTGGCGGTATCTATTACTGGGATGCGAATACATCTACGTCAACTCGCGGCACTCTTCTCAATGCGGACGGCGGCGCAGTTACGTTTACTAGCGCGTCTCCTACGGTTGTAACAGCTACCACAGTATTTACTGAAGGCGCGGCATTGCAATTCAACGCCACAACTATGCCTACTAGCGTAGCGGCTAATACTACGTACTACGTAGCTAATGTAGAGGGTTTGACTTTTAACATTACAGATTCTGCTGGCACTTTAATTAACGCGGGCAGTACGGGTACAGGTGTCTATATATCGTTAATTGTTGATGTGCCAACAGTTGTTAATACCTTTACTGTTTCTGATACATCGCGTTTTGTACTTACGTTTGGCTGTAACGACTACGGTAGCGCAACTCTTAACCCAATGTTAATTCGTTGGTCTAATCAAGACGACCTCTACAACTGGACGCCTAATGCTACTAACCAAGCAGGTAGTATTCAGATATCGCACGGCTCAGAAATAGTCACAACTGTACAGACTCGTCAAGAAATTATTGTGTTTACTGATTCCGCCGTCTACTCTATGCAGTACCTTGGCCCTCCATACATATGGCAGACACAAATTTTAGGTGACAACATTTCTATCATAGGCCCTAACGCTGCTGGTATTGCTTCCGGTATTGTCTATTGGATGGGCGTTGATAAGTTCTACGCTTATGATGGCCGCGTACAAACACTTAACTGTGACTTGCGCCGCTATATTTTTAATGACTTTAACCAAGACCAAAATCAACAAGTGTTCTGTGGCACTAACGAAGGCTTCAATGAAATCTGGTGGTTCTACTGCTCCGCAAACAGCACTCAAGTAGATAGATATGTTATCTATAATTACTTAGAGCGCGCCTGGTCTTATGGCACTATGGGTCGCACGGCTTGGATTGATTCTGGCCTGCGTTCTTATCCAGTAGCTGCTACGTTGGATAGAAATCTTGTTAACCACGAAGATGGTATCGACGACAACACAACAGCTACAACTGCTCCAATCAACGCTTACATCTCTTCGTCTGAGTTTGATATTGGTGACGGACATAACTTTGGTTTTGTGTGGCGTGTGCTGCCTGACTTAACGTTCTCTAACTCTGTTAATTCGTCTACCAACGCAGACCCTCAAGTGACCATGACTCTATATGGCCTAACTAACTCTGGTTCAGGTTCTACAAGTAACGCCGGTGCGGCAGTGGCAAGCAGTTCTACGTATTTGATTACTGAAGAATTTACGGGACAGATCTATACCCGCATGCGTGGTCGCCAGATGATCTTCAAGATTGAATCTAACCAAGTTGGTACGACGTGGCAGTTGGGTGCGCCTCGTATTGATATTCGCCAAGACGGACGTAGATAATGGCCCTGCCAAATCGTCTTATCAACCCCGGAGTACCTAACTTACCATTAGGCACGGATCAGTATGAGCGTCGCTATCAGGATCAATTTACAAACATCCTGCGTTTGTATTTTAATCAAATACGTAATTCATTTAGCGAAATAATGGGTAATGCCGGGGGCAGATATTTGGCTTTCCCGTATGGGGCGTTTTCCAGTGACCAAGATCAAACAACTACAGCAAATACCGCTACATTGATGACATTCAACACCACGGACTTTGCTAACGGTGTAAGAATTAACAACTCTGAGATTATTGTGGAGTATGCGGGTATATACAACCTGCAGTTCAGCACACAGTTTGTAAACACAGACACAGCCTTCCAAGATGTCTACATCTGGCTGCGTCAAAACGGCGTAGACATTACGGGGTCAACAGGTTTTGTATCTGTGCCAAACAGACACGCAGGAACAGATGGTCACGCAATTATTGGTTGGAACTATTTTTTAAATATGGCCGCAGGCGATCACGTTGAGATTTACTGGTCTGTGCCTAACGTTGCTGTAACCATCCAGCACCTTGCCGCTTCTGGCACGCCTACTAAGCCTTCTACCCAATCTGTTGTAGCCACACTTTCATTTGTGTCTGCGCCTACAGCGTGATATTATTAACTAGCCTTAACCAAGAGTGACAACATGGACTTAGAAGCTATTAGTACAAACCCTAACTACAAGTTGGTAAAGCCTGACTATGTAGAGTTTGCCGAAGTCGACGACATTTGGGTTCGCGCCTATAACATACCTAAGTCTAAAACTGTTTTATCTCAGCATGTGCATGCTCATGATCACGTTACGTTAATCTCAAACGGCGCTGTTGAAGCTTGGCAAGATGGTGAGTCTATTGGGCGTTTTGATGCCCCTGCTGTTATTACGATCCCTGCGGGCAAGAAGCACGCATTCATGGCGCTGACTGACAATGTAGTGCTGTGCTGTTTACACAATCTTCGCGGCACAGGACTAGAGTCGCCAGAAATTAAGGAGTTTTAATATGCCAATGCTTGCTATATTTGCTGAAGAAGCCGCAGTTGCTTTAGCGTCTGAGCTTGCCCCGTATGCCGCAGGTGAAGCTGCCCTAGCTGCGAGTTCACTTCTTGGCGCAGAAGCTCTTATGGGTCTTGGCGCTGAAGCATTAGGCACGAGTGCAATAGGCGGCGCTGAAGCTCTGGCTGCTTCTGAGGCTATGGCTGCTAACGCTGCGGCTGGTGGCGCTGGTGCTGGTCAAGCTGGTATTAATGCGGCTCAAGTTGCAGCTCAACAAAACGCAGCCATGCAGTTGGCTAACCCCGGCATCACTGGTATCCCAGAAGCAGCGGCTGAAATTACAGCTAAAGGTTCTCTTAATCCAGCTACTGGACAGTTTATAAATACTACGTTACCACCAGAACCGGTCTTTACTGGAGCAGCACCTGCTAGTGTTACTACTTCTCCTGTATCTGGCTTTCAACCAATGCCAAGTTTTGAAGGCGCTGTTTCTGGTCCTCAAGGCGCTAGCCCCGGATTTTTTAATCCTTCCGCTACTGTAGCTCCCGGTCAAGGTCCTTTACCTAACCCTCAATTTCAAATTGCTCCTAACGCTAGCCAAGGTTTACGTCTTGGTACTGGGTTGGAAGGTATAGGTCCTTCTGCCCCAATTACTTCAGTACTCCAGCCTCCTTCTGCTCTTGAAGCTGGTATGGATAAGGCCATCAAA